GAGAAAAAAATTGACATCAAAGAAGAAGCTAAAAAGATAAAAGCTGATCTATCTGCAAAAGAAGAATTAATAGTCAGAGAGGCTGTTGATAGATTACAAGAACAAATGGATCTTCCAGGTCCAGATGATGAGGATTATATCAATAGACCATGATAATTAAGGATTATACACCTCAACAATTAAAAGGTTTTATAAGACCAGCAATAGTCGAAACAGAATTTGGATTAGATAAAGGAATGCTAGAACACCTGAGAACTTGTAGCCGAGATGAAGGAAAATTAAGAGGTCCAATGTTTTTAAAAGATGGTAATTGTATTCTTTATCAAAGAGCATCTATCATAAATTGGCTAAAACAAACGATGTTCCAAGATGCGGAAACTGACGAAACAGCCGAAACTCCAAAAAGAAAAAGATCTCAAGTAAGTAAGTAACTAAACCAAACAAACCAACCTCACATATAATAAAAGTTTTTGTCGGAGTATCACAGCTCCATGATATTAAAAACAAAACTTATAGATCCTTTAGAGGAATTAAAATTAGACGGTTTTCAAAAATTAAATGAACTCCTAAAAATTAATCATCACTCCCCCACTTCAAGCTCAATGCCAGAAGGTATTTATGCTTTTAGATATTTATTTTCTACTCAAGAACAAAGAAGAGAGTTTGATGGTAACGCTAACATGGCAGCTGGTGTTGCAGTCAACGATGCTGTTCAATGGCATTACTCACATGACATCTGGTCCTTCAATCCTAATCAAAGAAAACTTGCACCACATAAAAATACAAAACTTTCTAAAGAAGAAGCTATTGCAAAAGCAATGGATAAATTTAAGGAGTATGTTCCAGTAAACGAAAAAGATAGAGAAAAAAAAGAACACTTCCTTGAGACAATACCTCAAACAATTCAACAAGGCTTTTTAGCTTTTGAAAAAATTGGAATATTAAATTCAGAAAAGGTTGTTGCAGAAGATAGCATCAATCATATTGATCACAGACTTTCTTTACCAGTTGTTGGTAGAACTGACGTACACTTCACAGATTTTAATGTATCAGAGCGATCTGATGCAGCGTCATCGCAATCTTTCATATCTAGCGATGCTCCGTTTCTTTCGGTCTGTGAATTGAAAACCAGTTGGCAACGACCAGGTAAAGTAAAGAAGGATGGCACTAGGTCTTTTGCTTCGGCTAAACTGCCATCTACTCCGTTAGTTAATCATTTGCAGCAGTTGGCTTTTTATTGTTTCAGCCTAAGAAAATTAAATAGGATCTATCCTTATCTTATTTATCTAACTGCAGATGATCACATGGTCTTTACTGAAAAAAATTGTGCTGATTTAGAAATACAAAATCTAAATAATTATTACGAACAACTTATTAAAAACTGTATTCGTAAAGAACGACTGCTTGCTAGATATATAGATCTTGAAGAGCCTGACATGATCTTAGCTGAAATAGCTAAAGATGTTGAGCCTGGATTTGATCATCAATTCTACTGGAATATTGGATCTAAACACCTGGCCAGAGCTAAAAAGATTTGGAGCAATACATAATGTCTCCGCAACTCATCAACTACACAACACTAATCATAGGAGGTTATTACATATGTCAGCTGATAAATTAGTCTCTACCATTAACGATTTTAAGAAGTCATTAAACGGTCAGACTATAAAAATTCATTCGAATGACTACGCTACAGTAGCATTACGGATTGGAATATTAAGAAGAAATCTAGGTACAGCAGCAACAATAGCATCAACGCTTGAATTTCAAGATGATAAAAAAGTTATTGTTAAAGCTCAAGTCTTTATAGACAACAAGCTTGTATCTACTGGACTAGCTGAGGAGCTTAGAGCTGCTAGTCGTATCAATCAAACTTCTGCGTTGGAAAACGCTGAAACATCTGCTGTTGGAAGAGCTTTAGCAATGCTTGGCTTAACCAATGACAAGATAGCTTCTGCAGAAGAAGTATCTGGAGCGATAGTACAATCGGACCAGAGACTAACAGAAGCATTAACTGAGCTTGATAAGGTCTCTCATCTCGGTGCTTACAATGAATGGTTATCAACTAACAAAGAACTTATGCAAAAGGTTAAGCAACAAGACGCTTATGCTTGGCAACTGTTCTTAGAAAAGTTTAACCAAATCAAAAAAAACCTAGAGACTAAAGGAGTTATCCAAAATGGATGATCAAACTAAAGAACGTAAATCGTTAGGAGTAGTATTTCCTAACATCAATAAAGAAAACCCAAAAAGTTATGACCTTAAAGGAACTATAACTTTGCCTGATGGAAAAAAATATAGAGTTGGTGCTTACAAAGCTGAAGCAACTGGTTCTGGAAAATTACCTAAAGGTTCAACTTATTACTGGATGCATAGAGTAGAAGAGCTTGAATTAAATCAAGCCGATACTTCATTTGATCCAGCAAACCTGGAGTAATAAAAAATGGATACTGAAAAGTACAAGTCGATTGCATTATCAATGGACACTTATAAAAAGCTGAGAACATTATCAGACGAACAGTTTGAAATGCCTCAAAGTCTTGCAAAGACTGCTTCGTATTTTATTAACGCTGCCTTTTCTGCTCATGCAGATAGCAAAGATAAAAATGTCAAACGAAAAGCTTAAACAGATCCGTCAAGCCAAAGAGCAAGAATATGGTCCTTTTGCTTCCAATTTAGAACGTATTGGAAAATCTTGGACCGCCTTGCTTGGTTTAGACTTTGATATACCAGCTCATGATGTTGCCAATATGTATGTTGCAGCAAAATTAATTAGAGCTGTTGGCTGCGATTTTAAACAAGATACATACGATGATGCTGAAAACTATCTGTATCAAGCAGAGCTTATGCATAGAAGAGAACATAAATCTTTTGAAATTCTTAAAGAACAAATGACACCTTCTGAACCTGATGCAAATACAAGAATGCATGATGCTTTAAAAGCTGAACATAAAACTAACTATCCAAAAGATGAACCAGATGAGCAATAAAGTTATTAAATTTCCTAACACTCCAGCTAATCAGCTGTCAGAAACAGCGAAGTTAGCAATGGAAATGGAGACAGAGAAAAATATGTATCAAGAAAATATCGAATGGATGATGCTGAAAAATGACTGGGATAAGCTTCCAGATATTGACGGTAGGTCCTTAGATATGTTGGCTTTGTTTGGCGATGTAATGGTTTTTACACCTGAAGTTAGTCAAAGAATTATCTGCAAGTTAGCAGAACAAATTAAAAAAAATCAAATCACAGATCCATTGGAGGAATATTTATCATGAGTAGAAAAGAAGGAGATAAAGCTTACGCAACATACGTACATTACCAGGCATTCAGTTCAGATATGCCAATACACCAAATTAACCAGACAAACTGGTACTTAAAATTTGAAGATAACTTACCAGCATTTTTTATTAAAGCTGATGATGTCTTTCGACAAATGCCACCGTTGGCGTTCTTTGCTACAGCAGAGAGATCTACAATTTATGATTTTACTGGCTGGCAAGAACAAACGGAAACTTACTTTAAATTAACCATAGAGGAGATTAAATGCCTAACAGACAAAGAACACCTGAAGAACTTGCCTTCAATGCCACCGTTGGAAGCAACATCAAGTACATTAGAAAATTAAATAACTATACACAAAGCAGAGTTGGAAAAGCTATTGGAACTACTTTCCAGCAAGTACAAAAATATGAAAAAGGAGCTAATGGAGTAAGCGCACTCAAGCTGAAACAGTTAGCAGAATTTTTTAAATTAAGAGCAGATGTAATTATAGATCCAAACTTCATTGAATATCACAGAGGATTAACTCTTAGGAATGAAGCTAAAGATTTTGAACACACAATACAGATGGAGAAACCATGCCAGTCATAGATAGTAAATACGTTGAGATAGAAATCCAAGAACAAACAATGCCTGGTGCAGCTAGACACTACTGCATATCAGTAAAGTTTGAACCAACAGATCATAAAAGTTTAGAGATCCAAAGCATATTACTTAGTGACTTTGAGCCATTAATTAAATGGACCAGAGATAATGGTAGGACTGTTACACAAATTGGAGAAGAGAAGATTGCTGAACTAAGTCCAGAGAAAAGAGATATTGCTTCTTTAGAAAACGATGTTCGATTGTATCAAGTAGAAGTGGACCAGCTCAAACAAGAAATAACGGAGTTGAAGAATGTCAAAAATAATTAAAACTACTACTGGTCAAGCTGACTTTGTTGTCAAAGAAGAATATCAAACAGAGACATTAGCTATCGAAGGTAAAGATCCAACTGAAGCAGAAGCTGAAGTAACAGATCTAAAAATTGAAAACGTAAAATATAAATTAAAGGAGGTCTTAAAAAATGAGTGATCAAAAATTATTAAGATTAGAAAAAAGACACAAAGGTTTAGCAAGAGTAACAGCTGCTATTAATGATCTTTATATCTACGGAGTATATGAAAGTAATTTCCCAGCATTAATGGATAAATTAAATGATGCTAAGGATGCTTGTAAGGATGAGTTAAGAGATACTCATGTTGAGATAGTGTCTTTAACTAGAGCTAATGAGATAACTAAATTAACTCCGAGTACAGAGCAGCAAACAACTGAGGTATTTGAGGAATGATCAATAAGTTAAAAGAAAAAGTTATCCTGGACAAAGAGCATCAAAAAATAATTGCTGCTTTAGATGATAAGCTTGAGTACCTAACAAATCAAAATAAATTATTAAAACAAAAACTAAAAGAAGCTGTATCTAAAGTAAAAAGATTACAAGGATTAGAAGAACACCATTTAAAAAACAATGGAGATCTAAGAGTTGAGATTAAAAGATTAGAAAAGCTAGTTAGCACTTTTAAAAAAGATATTGAGATACTTCGTGAAGGAAACGAAGCATTAGGCATATATAGACAAAATTAAACTGTCTCTGTATAAATAAGAATGTTTAAAAAACTAACATTCTTTTTTTTATTAAATTTATTAATAACAAATACATCAAAAGCATTAGAAGTGACAAATGTTGAATGGTCAATTCTTAATAATATAAGTGTTACTGTTTACGATCCAGAAATTACTGATTTAACTACTGCTAACTGTACTGCTTTTTATATACCAGAAGATAACAAGCCTATAGGTGGTGGTAGAAATTTTTATGAAGCTGGAATAGCTCAAATATCTATAAGCGTTCCAAAGTCATATAAGAAACGAGATATAAAAAATTTTAAAATTACTTGTAAAAATAGAAAATAATTCTTTCATAGAGCCACAGAGACTGCGTTCTTGCAGCCTCCATAACATCTAATACTTACTAATTATTATAACCTAAAGCTTTTTCTGCTTTAGCAGCTCTCTCTTGTCTAATTTCTAAATTACCTTCATCATTATGATTACCATAACGATCTTCAGTAGTTGACCATCTAGTGTGACCTATTCTTTCTTTAATATAGTTAGGAGTTAAACCTAATACTTTCATATTATTAATTAAAGAAGTAGCGTTGTAATGTCTCCAAGTTTTAGTAGGAAACTCTGCAAACTTACTTTCAATAATATCATATTGTTCAGTATTACTTTTTATAAACCATTTCATTTTTGCAAGACCAACAGCTTCATAAGTTCTCCATACAAGCTTTCTAAAAGTGTATGAACCAATAGGTCCATCTCCTCTACTACCAGCAAATAAAAATTTATTATGTTGTCTAGCAGCAAACATATAATCAAAGAACCATTGAAGATGTTTTGCTTGAGTAGCAGTAAAATCTAAAGTTCTATTACTACCTCTATTCTTTGTCTTATGAGCTAAGCCAGTTCTAACAAAAGCTTTATCAATCTTAACTGTACGGTTTTCAAAGTTAATACTTGATTTTCTAAGACCTAAAATTTCTGAAGATCTTAATCCAAATATAGCTAGAAAAGAAAAGATACCATAAGCTAAGGCATCATTCCTAGATCTGTCTTTATGCTTTTCAACATAAGATAAAACTAAATCAGCTTCTTTGTGATCAATAACTGGACACTCAGTTTCATATAGATCGGCATCATTATCAGGTAATAAATATCCTGATCCATGCTCTCCAATTTTCCACTCTAAAGCAGAAGAAAAATCATGATGTAATTTTTTAAATAAACACCATCTTAAAAATGTATGGATATGTTGTATAATCCTAACATTAGTTTTGTGAGGTACTCCAGCTTTCTTTAAATTTTTAACAAAGCTTTCTAACAATGGACCATCAGTTTCATCCAGGTATTTATCTTCTGGAAAATATAAAGATAAGTATTTATCGCAGTAAGACTTATAACCAGATACACCACCTACGGTTTCTCTTGATCCTTCTATCTCTGCTTGAGCAATACGAATAAAACCATATTCTCTGAACTTATCCATAAACTTAAATCGATCATTAAGCTTAATCTCTTTACGGATTACTGCTCCAGATAGCTCATTACAGTACGCTTGAGCTTCTTTTTTATACTTGAATGTTAATGTGTTGTGATCCTTGCTTTTGATCTGCTTACGACCATTGCTATAGTCTAGGATAACGTATTTCTTTTTTCTTTTTATAACTCTTAGATCAGTCATATAGATTAAATAACTGCTGAGAATAGATTGCCAAGAGTTTTTTTTTCACGAACGCTCCGAAGTATAGGATATGAAAATAAACTGGTGCTAAGAATGGTGCTGATTTGGTGCTGAAAATATCTCCAAAATATACAATCTGAAATATTCTAAACTCAACTCCAAATAAACTCCTATGTTTCCTAGTAAATCTAAACAAGCAGTAATACCTTTCATTATTAATTGTTAATAAAATGAAAGATTTAATTTGGATTTTGCGTGACAGGCGATCGCTCTAACCAACTGAGCTACACCCCCCAGACACTTTGGTGCTGAATTGGTGCTGCCTGAACTTTTGCTGTCACCAAATCAAACCGTTCATAAATACATATAATGATTTTATAAGATAATGCTAGTTATTTTTAGCACCAAAATATTCAGCCATACAGTCTTTATCTGCTGGAAAACCAGGTGTTTGAATACGACAGAAATGTTGGTATTTGTGAGTAGTAACGAATGATGAGGTTGTAGTTCCGCAATGATCACACTTAAATTGTGTAACCAATTTTGGTTTTCGTTTTCGCATAGAGGATGTGTTGATTTGATTAATCTAAACTTGAGATGCTTATAATTTTACCGTCTTTAACAACTGCATTAACTTTGCTGCATTTGTAATCTGCATTTGAATTTCTCATTGCATATCTTTTTTTAGCTAAACAAGTTTTAAAGTCTGGCATTAATAAATGTTCTTTCAGCTCAGGAGGATTTCCAAGATATAACATTAAGCTAATGACTATTTCCATTCTGCCTTACCTTGTCTTTAAGTTGTTCTATATCTTTGAGAGCTTTTGTTAGCTGCTCTTCAAGATGATCTAGTTTAATTTGTGTATGAATATTTTTATCTAATGCTTCTTGTTGTTTATCTGTCTGCTTAAACAGCTCTTCTATAAGCATAAAGATCTCTAAATTTTTCGGAGTTTGATCTGCTTTCTTTAATAGATCTGCTTCAAATAAAGTATCAGATGTTTCTAATCTAGTTACTCTTTCTACTATTCCGAAGTAACCCCAAACACCAATAGCAACAGTAATCACTATTGATATTAGATTTCTCATTGGCATTGAGATAGCTGTATTATCTGAAACCTTCATAAAACTTTGCCTTTGTTAATACCTTTTTTAATTACATATTTTTGAGTTCCATTTGCTCCAGCATCTACTTCTTTCTTTAGATACTTAAACAAGTTCATCTCTTTTAATTGGCGCTCTACTTTTCTTTTAAAAGCTTCTAAAACCTTAGTGTCTCTCATCTATTCCTACCTCTTAAATAATGCTTAGATGGCTCATAGTTCCATCGTTTACCATGATGACCTCTAAGATCTGCATACTTCATTCTTATTCTAACTATGATTTTAAGCAGCCTTCTCACTTGCCACCGCCTTTATATCTTGTCTGCTTCTGCTGTCTTTTCTCTGACTTATTTTTTGATTTCTTATGTTGAAGTGGTCCTCTTTTTCTAGGCTTATCTCTAGTCTCAAAAGACTTAAACTTACGAGCCATTTAGATTTGCCTGATCTGAATGTTGTTTACCCATACTATCGCCACTCCAATTAGAGCTAACATGAGTTGGATCTACATCGTTTATCCAATGTTGAATTGATATAAATGCACCACCATTTTTAGAAGCAGTACCACCGTGTATGTCATTAGGTTTAACTCTAATTGTTTGATAAGCATAAGCTGGAAAACCTGAGTTCTCTTCCATAGCTTGATCATCATCAATTACAGTTTGACCAGAATGAGTAAAGTTCATTCCATATAAAAAGCATTCGTAACTATCTACGTCTGGATGTGTATGCTCAGGAATACTTAAATTAGGCTGACATATAAAAAGCTCAACTTGATATGGTTTAGATCTATAAAGAACAATACCACTTACACCTTCTATAAATAATAAACCTTTATTTAATGGAGTGTAAAATTTATCAATCTTACCTGATGTTAAATACCAATGAGCAAACCTTGAAAGCTCATCCTCTTTAGGATTTATATCAACCACTATTTTTTACCTTTGAATATCTGAGTACCTTTTATTCCATAAACGGATGCAACAACCAAAATCCAAAGATTAGTAAACCAAGAAGGTAACTGCTGGAAATGTTCAAAGAAAATTTTGATCTTGTCCATAGCTTCCACATCTTCTGAAAATACTCCATACGCCAGGATTGCTATTGGCAAACTTAGAATTATTAAAATTGCTTCATCCTTGTAATCTGCTTGTCTAGCTTCTAATAATTTTCCGCTGTACTCAATATCTCCTTTGCTCATTTTTTGAGCATGGTTCATTTGAGCATCTGCCATAAGCATTTTAGTTTCTTGTTTCTTTTTATAAATATGAGTACCAGCATTTAAAGCTAGTTTGATTGCACTAAACCACATTTAATATAACCAACAGTTAGGTCGATGAGGTAGTTCTTCAGAAGAAATAATATCGATATGAATAAAAGACTTAGCAATACCAAGACCAGTAACTTTATTAGTAAAGTAA